CGTGCGTTTTGGTCCAGTCATCCCAGTAATCATCCACGTACATTTCCTGCATGCCGTCAAAGTGCCCTCGCTGGTATTTATTGGTGAGCTTTTCCACCTGGTCGCGGGTGGGCCCGTCGGTCCAGCGGATGTCAATGGCATCGCCCATGGAAAACGACTTGCTGCGCACGGAGAATTCCTGGCCCGGCCAGGTCTTTTTGAGCTCGGTGCGAATATTTGTCGCGGCCACGGCATAATCGGATTTTGACCTGTCGTGCCGCTGCAGGTGCGGATACTGCTGGATTACCCCCTGCTGCTGTTCAAAGAATTTGCGTTGCTTTTCTGCCCGCTCGGCCTTGCGGCGGGTGGCGGCATCGTTGGACTGGCGGGCCTGTTCTTTTTGCTGGTCCGGGGTCTGCCGTTTGTCGTCCACAGGCACGTGCCGGTTGAAAATATCGTCAATGCGGGCCTGGATTTCCGGCCAGTCTGACTCCGTGATCGGGTCCGGCAGGTTTTTGGCCATAAAGTGCGCAAGCTCGCGCTCAAAGCCGGTCTCGTCTGCCAGGGTGCCTGGTGGGGATAAAGGCATGTAATAGGTGCTGCTTCGCTCCGCGTCGCCGCCCTTGATGCCGGTCAGCTCCCGGCGGTGCCGGCGGATGTCTGTAAGCGAGGTTATCCGTTGCATCATCTTTTTGGCCACGTCCTTTTTTGCCTTGATGTTGATCTCTTTTCCGTTGACATGATACGTGTGGGTTCGTAAACTCATAAATGCCTCCTCCTTTGGTTTCGGGGTCGTGGTGTCTCCTTCAAAGTTTGGGGGTGCCCGGCGCCGGGCTCTTTCCCGGCGCCGGGTTTTACCATTGCGGCTCGCGAAAATCCGTGGTGTTAAAATCCTGCATGAGCACTTCGTAGACAGCGCCCTGGACTGCTTCGTATGTGGTTTTGCATTTGTGCAGGACCTTGTCGTTGTCAGGATTTGTTTGATCCCAGTATTCCACGCAATGACAGGGGATTCTCGGGATTTCTTCATCGAAAGTGGTAAGATTTTCATCGTCTACCATTTCGCCGGACCAAAAACTGATGGCAAAGATCATTTCCGGGTTGCGTATATGGTATACCCGGATCGCTTCAAGGTCCGGATCTCTTTCAAAGCAGAGAAACGAATACTTTACGCCCGCGTTTTTCAAATAGCCCAGGCTTTCTACTTCTACTGCCTGTTTGTCCTTTACTTGTTGCATGGTCCCTCCTTTTATCGGCCCGGGCCGATAAGTTCGGATTTAATGCAGGTATACAAGCGCCCCTGGTAATAATATATCCGGGTGTGCTTGTAATAGTTGTCATTCTTGATTTTTTGGTATACCTCCCTCCTTTCGTAGTATGAGCCATCTGCAATGTGGGCGTGAATTAAATCCCCGTCAAAGGTGAGCTTCCAACCCATGCGGTCTATGGGGTATGTGGTCAGATAAGTGAGACCACCAGGGTCGTTTAACTCCACCAAATATCCCACTGTCATCGGAGTGATTTCCAGTTTCTTTTTTCCGTCGTGATATGCCATGGCCGCCTCTTACATGGTAGAAAGTTCTTTTTCTGCGACTTTAAGGCTGTCCCAGACTTGGGTGAAAATCCTGTCGCGTTTTTGCTCAGCGCCTTTAATGATGGTATCCGCCTCGATCTTTGCTTTTGCTTCAATATCGGCAGCTTTCCCGCGTGCTTCGTCGATAATAGCGGCTGCCTGCTGTTTGGCTTCGTTAATGGTAATCGTCGGGCAAATATCCGCCCGCATCAGGCCTTCAATCTCCGGGATGAGGCCCGCAAGCCAGTCTCCGGTATAACTGTTGCGCCCCAGTTTATTGACGGTCTCTCTTAAAATTCTGATTTCTTCATTTTTCTCCATAGGGCTTCCCTCCTTTGATTTTGGGTGTCATGGTGCCATGCGCGGGCCTGGTTCCTCCGGCGCCAGGCCCTGGCATTGCACTATTACTAATTCCCCCGGGCGCATCTGGGTAGGAAACAATTTGAAAGCTGGCCGCTTTGCCGGTCGATATGCCGGTTAATGCCCAGAATGTCGTGCATAAAGTTAAATTTGTCGAAGTTAAGCAGGCGGTCCAGGTCGATATTCACGGCCGGATCATTAAGGTGCACGGCCGTGATGTCCATGGCCACTTCCAGCTCGTCGAGCTCTGGTTTGTTTGCCGCCGCCCGGCTGGCGATTGCCAGAATATTTCTGGATTCTTCCCCTGTTGTGTTCCAATTAAGGGTTGTTGCTTTTGCTCCTGTCATGTGGTGTCTCCTTTCGCTTTGGGATTTTAAGCGTCGCCGTCGGCGCCGCAGTGCATACAGTAAGACCGCCCCTCGCCCATATAGCGCTCGTCGTCTCCGCCGTATGCGGTGCCAGTGCAGACAAATTCGTGCCCGTGTGGGCTCGTACATTCATCTGCATCTTCCGGGTAAACTTCGGGCGGGTCAGTCTCCATTTCCAGTCCGGTCACCTGGCCGGCCTCTTTGCCTGCCTGGTAGATCTTTCTCGCCAGGGCGCCGGCTATGCCCTGCATGTCAGAAGTGGTCATTTCGTCACGCTCGTTCACCAGGCGGACGATTTCATCGCTAAACCAAAAAAGTTTAAGTTCTTCCGGTGCCATGCTCATGGTGGTGTCTCCTTTGTTTGGGGTTCATGGGCGCCGGGCCCTTTCCCGGCGCCTACTTTTACAATGTTTCCCATTTTCCGTTTTGCTTGTATTTCATTTCCGTGCAGCCGTAGTCCGATTGTGCCCAGTCAAGAGGCGCAAAGGCGTAATCCGCAAAGCCTTCCAGCCAGTCCGTTGCAATGATGCCCTCGAAACAAAGCTCGCCGTCATCATCGTGCAGGCGAAAGGGCACGGTGGGCCTGTCCTTGATAGTTCCGTATCCTTTTCCCTCCATGGTTTTCTCTCCGCATTTCCGGTTGATATGGTCTTTTGTGATTTTCCAACCCATGGGGCCCTCCTTTCTTTGGTTTGTGGTGTCATGGTGCCATGCGCGGGCCCGGTTCCTCCAAGCCGGGCCCTGGCATTGCATCATGAATTAATAACTCTTTCTATGAGTTCTTCTGGGTTCTGGGTAAAATTTAAGGCATAAACAAAGGCGTCTTCGTAGCTATTGAAGTGTTTGGCGCTTTTTTGGTCCCACGCTAAATAAAGGTGCCTACCTGCCCTTTTCCGGATATACATATCCTTCCAGCTGATACAGAAACGTGCAGACATATCACGCTGTTTGTAAGCAAGATATTTTTGGTATAAACCTTCCTTGACTTCTTCCGTGGTGAACTCGATCAAGTACCCGAAACGATTTGTTTTTCCTCTTTCCTCGGCTTTCCCGGTATTGTTCCATTTATACGGGAGTCTGTGCTTGTAGTACCGCACTGTTTTGTCATAAAGGTTATCACCGCCTTGCAGGTTGCCCTCCCAGTATTCCAGCAGGATAACTTTCTCCACTTCCTCCTTGCCTTTTTGGTGCAAGATTTCAGAAATTACCGGGGCTTCCCACCAGTCAAAATGCTTCGGGATGACATTGTTGGATGAAGCCTTAATAAAAACCTTGCCGGCGGCCTCGTCAATTTTGATTCCCTTTACGATTTCATAACTCATGGACCTTCTCCTTTCTCTTGGTGTTGGGGGTTCGTGGTGCCATGCGCGGGCGCCTGCCTCCTCCAGACGCCCTGGCATTGCATCAGGATCCCCGCTGCACGTATGGGATTGCTTGATTGATTCTATCGTGCAGCCCTCGCATAAACTGGCCCATGATCTCTTCGCCAGTGCAGCTCCACCAGCAGGTTAAGCCATGCGGGAAAGTCGCTTCCGGGTTTGCTTTGGCTTTTTTAATGCCGGCAATATAGGACTTAAGTGAAACTCTTTTTTCAATGGCCGGTAGGTATACGATTCTCATAGCGTTCTCCTTCTATTTTTCTCGAATATTGCCTCTATTAATAACTGTAAATATTTCTGTTATTTACATAACCGCCTTTAATCAAAATTTCTACTCCCCTCTGCGCCATCCAATACGGTGTTTTTGTAGGATTTTCTTTTCCGAATTTTTTAAGTTTTCTCTCGAGCCTCTTTGCTATGTTTTTCTTTACGTGTTCTGTCATAGGGTTCATGGTGCCCTCCTCGGTTATAGTTGCAGGTCATAGTGCCATGAGCGGGCCCGGTTCCTCCGGCGCCGGGCCCTGGCATTGCATCATGCGCCTGCGCGAGCTGCGCAAATGTCATAAGCTTGGCTGTATGCTTCCATACTTCGCACGCCGGCAAGGTCCACGAGTTTGTCTGCTATGAGCTGGATCACGGGGTGCTCGTTGATGTCGCTTATGCTCCAGTCTCCCTTTGCGGCAATGGCTTCCGCCCGAATCTCCTCCACGATAGCCGGCAGGCTGTTAATAATTCCGCCGCCGTTGCATGCGTTTTGTGCCATGAGTGCTTGTTGGTAAATGTTCATGATATCCTCCTTTAGATTTTTAGTGTCATGGTGTCGTGGTGTCCTTCTGGATCTAAAATAAATCCATGGCGCCATGGTGTCAAGGGGAAAATAACAAAAAAAATATAAAAACTCCCTTTACCCTGAATTTGTTAATAATTTTTTATTTTTCATGCAGCAAATATCCCCGTCCATTTAAAAAATAATGAGGTGTTTGGCTTGCACGGTTTGCACGAAAGCGACATGGAAATGCGCCGGTAGAACAAATAGGCAGGCTATCTGAACATCATTGTGCGAGCTGCGCGCAATTTTCGGCCGATTTGATCAAATTTTCTGCGCATTTGCACCCGGCCGCGAGTCGCGCGCGGTGCGGTTGCGCGAAAGATTGCTGCGCAACCGCCGGGGTGGTGGAGGTTGATGCAAATCGGGCCCAAAATATTCCAGGCCGGCGATAGGTGAAATAGAATTCAGCCGGCTGGTTTTCATTTGAAATATGAGCGGTAGAAAATGATCGTTTGTGTTTGATGTATTAATAAAAAGAAAAGGCTTGACTTTCATTTTCGGAAAAGTGTAAAAATAAATCAATCTGAGGGGGATTTCTTAGAATTTCTTTTGATTCTATTTAAAAAGGGGAGGCGCCATGAAAAAAACAGGGCAAAAAACAGGTTCGGCAGCCGACGCGGACCAGGACGCCGGCAGCGGGCAACCGGCTGAAAATGTGCGCGCTGCCCGAAATATCGGATATCTCCGCGTATCCACGGCAGACCAGGATCTATACAAATTCAGGGCTGACGTGCTGCAATTTGCACAAGACCGGGGGTTTGGCCGTGTGGAATTCGTGGAGGAGAAAGTCTCCGGGAAAAAGCCATGGCGCGAGCGAAAACTCGGCGACGTGGTCGCTGGCCTGGGTGCCGGTGATAGGTTGATCGTACCGGAGCTTTCGCGGCTGGGCAGATCCATGATCGAGATACTGGAAATCCTGCAGGCAGCCAAGTCAGCCGGCGCCTGCATTTATGCGGTTAAGGGCGGCTGGGAGCTGGCAGATAATATTCAATCCAAGATTATATCCACGGTCATGGCTATGATGGCAGAAGTGGAGCGGGACTTGATATCGGAGCGAACGCGCGAAGCCCTGGCAGCCAAGCGCGCGGCCGGCGTGAAGCTCGGCCGGCGGCCGGGTCCGGGTAAGAGTAAGCTGGACGCACACGTCGATGAGATCCAGGCACTACTGGCCAATGGGTCCACAAAAACATTTGTCGCAAAGAAGTACGGCACGAGCGTGCAGAATCTTTCACACTGGCTGGCCCAGCGCGGAGCGGAATAGACTGGCGCCCGGTCCCGGGGGGAGGGGGACCCCGGGACCGGGCGAAATCGCAAACCGGGGGATCGCGCCCCGCCCCCCTTATATAATGGTGTGTATGGGATTTTTAAAGAAAATCGGGATTTTTGTTTAATTGGTCTTGCTGTGTTTTTGGAGGTTCAGATAAGTGCAGCATAATCTAAAACGGGGCCGCGGGGTGTGAACACCCACCCCAAGGTGTTCACAGGGTGTCACGGGGCGTGTTCACAGGGAAAAAGAGTATTATATATAATAATATTTTATATTTATATATATATATATATAGGGTGTGAACGGTGTGAACGCTTTTTTAAAAGACCTTTAGCATTTGAAATTTCTTAATCTGCAAATCGCCAAATTGATTTGGATGATTAAAAAAATGGAAAATATTTTTTTATGTTTTTGTAAAAAAAGCGTTCACACCGTTCACAGTAGGATTTTTTTTAATTGTTTTCAGTATTTATCGCGTGACACGGGTGTGACTTTGGTGTGCACACAGGGTAAAAACGTTCACGCGCCAACCCGGGGGGAAAGATGATGGGTGTTGATCGGTTATTAAACAAGTACGGCCGGCCCGGATCGGATCCTGCGGTCAAGCGGGAGCGGGAGCGGGACCCAGGGAACCATGGAATAAGCCAGGATGCTCGGCGGGGTGTGGGAAAAGCGGATTCTGTGGTTGATAATACCGGCGCGGTTTCCGGGGTCGGCCCCGTGGAGATCCGGGTGGATGCCTCAGCCCGGGTGTCCCTGGATGTTTTACCAGAAGCCGCGGCCGCGGATCTGCGCCGGGCCGCGTCGTTTATCAACCCGGCCTGGCGCCGGGGGCTTCGGTATCATTCCCTGCAGCCTCCGGAGAAATATCTGTATGCTTATTACGTGGATGATGCAAACCGGATCTGTTTTCCACGTGCCGGGCTGCGGTGGCTGATTGATTTTTTTCAGGCGCGAAAAATCCCTGTTTACCTGGATGATCATACCATTTCCGTGCCGATGTCGCGGGTTGTGTTATTTGGGAAAGATATGGAACCGGTAGTGTCTGAGGCTTTTCGAGCTTTGTGGAAAAAACGCTATAATATTTTGGGGGCAACGGGGGATAGCGGTTTTTTAATCACCTGCGCCCTGATTGCCGCCCGGGGTGAAAAAACCCTGATCGTGGTCAAGCACAAGTACCAGTTGTATCAATGGCGAGACGCTCTACTCCGATACACCGATCTTGATGTGGAAGATGTTGGCCTTGTGGGCGACCAGCACCGGCAGTCCGCGGCTGCTGTCGTGGTGGGTATTGATAGAAGTTTGTATAAATGCCTTGACGATATACAGGTGGGTCACCTGGTGGTGGACCGGTGCGATACGGCCAATGTGAAGATTTTTTACCAGATCTGCTGGGCCATGGCCACCCGGTATATCACCGGCCTCGCCGAGCGGGTTGAGCGTGAAGACGGGTTAACACAAATGATGGCGCTTTTTTGCGGTCCGATCCGATACCAGGTCCCGGAGGTAAAAAACCATGACACTCCGCCGGTACTGCAGGTTTTTCACACAGAAACAGCGTATTCCGGCGAGGATTATGACTCCCTACTGCAGCAGCTATGTGAAGACGAACTGCGAAACAAGCAGATTACCGCGGACGTCTTGTCTGTGGTGGCCAACTCTACCCGCGTGCTGGTGGTTTCCGTCCGGACCCGGCATTTAACCGATATTTCCGCGCATCTTTCCGAGCAGTTCCGGGATGCCGAGATTGTTACCGGCCGCACCAAGGACGGGGCAAAAAAGCGTGCCGAGGCCCGGTTTGAATCCGGGGATATCTGTGTGTTGATGACCACCACAAAAACTGCTGCCGCGTTGGAAATTTCGCCGGTGGATGCGGTTTTTGTGATAACCCCGTTTAAGTATAAAGACACAGCCGCCACCCTGGTGCGCCATGTCAAGTCCGGGGGGCAGGTTTTTGAATACAGCGATGCCCACCCGTTTTTCAAAACCTCGCTGCGCAAACGAATATCCACCTATAAAACTCTCGGGGTCGTGCCCGCAGAGCCTGTCAAGTAAAATCCGCCGCATTTTTCTGCCCATTTATTAAAAAGTTTGCCAAAGGCCGCCAATACAGACGGCTGCGCCCGGCCTTAACAAAAACCCATGTTATTGTTGTGGCAATGATTCACGGTGTCCTCCTTTAGACCAGCGCAAAGGATTCTTGTCACATGCCGAAAACCTGCAAAATCGAGCAACTCGGACTCTCCGATACAGTCCAGAGCCTCATGGCAGAAGGGATAACCACCAGGGCCGAGATGACTGAGCGGCTGCAGTCTGATTATGGTGCGGATTTGTCCGAGGCTACTGTGGGCCGGTATATGGCAAGGATCCGGAGCGCGGCCCAGGATGAGGCATTTCATAAAATCCAGGACCATGTCAACCGCGTGGTGCCAGACGACCTGGATGCGCTTGAAGAAATGGAAAAAATGGTCCTGGGTTGGTCGAGAGAAGCCGGGGCCAGTCACACCGAACGAGTGGCCGCGGCTGCCGAGCGGATCTCCGGGGAGTTTCCCAAGTGGCGGCAGCAAATGGATGAAGCCACGGACCCGGAAAAACAAAGAGGGGTGATCCGATGGATGATCAAACAAACCTGTTTTTATATCCAGGAAGACGATCGCCGGCAGGAACAGCGCCTGGCTGCTATGCGGATGGCACATAAAATCATTGAGACCAAGTTGTCCAAGGCCGGTCTACTCGATGACGATCAAAAGGGACGGATCGTGTTTTTAACCCGCCAGGCCGCGGGCGAAGATGATCCGGACAATGCCGGCAAAAGGCCGCCGGTTGACGGAAAGCGCCGGCTGCGCCTGGTTCGGGAGGAAGAGTAAATGGGCCAGGCCATACAGAATAATGATTTTGTTTTTGAATTTTCCCCGACCCAGGAGGATTTTGTTTTTTCCGAGGCACATGTGGTTATGCTTATGGGGCCTATGGGCGAAGGAAAAACTTATGCCGGTGTAGGCGGCCTGATTGCCCATGCCCAGCGATGCGGCAGGGATATCCGCGGTGCGCTGATTCGTGACACCCACCAGAACATCAAGATCTCCACCGCCCCGGATATCAAGCAGATGCTGGGCAACCTGGTTACATTTCACGACGATTACAAGAAAATGGTTATCCATTCCCAGCCAAAGGTGGAAATGGATTTATTCGGCATTGACGATCCGGCCTCCATGTCTAAGCTGCAGGGGCCGCAGTATGCAATTATCTGGTTGGAAGAACCCGCCCCGATTATTGAAAAGGCCAATGCCGGGCTACCGCGCGGGGTGTTTGATATGTCGATTGCCCGGGCCGCGCGCCAGGCAGGCACAACTCTGCGCGTTCAGGTCACCCAGAATCCGGCGGATGAGGATCACTGGACAGAAGAAGTCTCGCACGGGCCCAGAGTGCTGGCCCGAGACCCGGATTCCGGGGCAGAAATTCATCTTTCGGTGTTTAAAATCCCGCGCGGGGAAAACCAGAAGCTCAACAAACTAGCCAGGGCGGCCAATATTGCGGCGTTTCAAAACGATCCCGGAAAGTATACCAGGTATGTCGAAGGCCGGGCCGCAGCGGTGTGCCAAGGCGTGCCCGTGGTCAAAACCTACCGGCCGTCCACACATTTCCGGGAAACCGAGGATCTGCCGGTGATCCCGGGCGCGGTGGGAATTCGCGGGTGGGACTCATATCATTCTCCGGCCTGTGTGATCGGCCAGCTCATCCCGCCGGGCCGCCTGATCATCCATGACGTGTGCACAGATACCAATATCGGGCCGCGCGAGCTAATCGAGATGCACGTCAAGCCGCTTCTGGCAAGCCCTAAATATAAAGACATGATCCAGGATTGGCGCGATATCGGAGATCCGTCCGCGCGCACCCCGGATCAGAGCTCCACGCTGCAATCCGCCGCCCGCGTGATTGAGGATCTTCTGCATACCCGGTTTGAGCCCGGCCCGACGCGATGGGAAAACCGGGTGAATCCGGCGGTCACCGCATTTTCCAAGCTCGCCACAAACGGCCTGCCGCTGGTGGAATTATCACGCAGCGCATACGTGCTGCACCGTGCGCTAAACGGGGGGTGGCATTGGAAGGTGGACAATAACGGCAATGTCATCGGCACCATGCCGGTGAAAAACCAGTTCAGCCACCCTGGCGATGCACTGCTTTATATGCTTGCGGTGCTGTTTCCCTATGAAAACGTCAAAGGGTTGGATAGGCGGAAAAAAATGTCTCAACGCGCGCGCATGGCCAGGGCTATGAGTTACTCCTCTGGCCGGGGCCAGCAACGCGCGGCAAATTTGTGAGGGGATATGGGTTTTTATGACAGGTTTTGGGAAATGGGAAAAGGGGGGCCGTATGAAACAGATGCACATATTTTCAAGTGCACGGATTGCGGCGCCGAGACACATCATCCAGATGGGTGGAACGGCGAGCCGGATCCGTCGGCCTGTCATTCGGGTTGCCCCTCCCGGTCCTCGGATTGGAAAAACGGCAAAACTTCGCCCCAGTACCGTAAAAATTTTGACCGGATCTTTCCCAACGCGCCAGGCGCCGATATTTAATACAAGATTCCCGGGGGGAAGATGGACTTGTGGGCCAGGGCGTTGATTGCATTAGGCGTGGCTTTATTCGGCGAGGTTTTGCGTCGGATTTCCAGGCGGCTTTCTTCCAATGAGGACGATATTAAAGAGGTGGGTAAGGTTGTGGCCAGGGTCGAAGCCACACAGGTGGCTTGCCAGCAGGCTACTCAAGAGCGCCTGGCTGAGGGCGAGGAAAACTTCCAGCAGTTCCGGGATCAGGTGTCGGCTCTGCGCGAATCGGTAAGCTCGCTGGATGCCACGGTGGGGCATTTTACTAGCTTGAATCACCAGTTGTCCGAGCAGTTAAAGGTGTTGGATGCGCGGATTTATTCTCAGAAAAAAGGCTGAAAGGGTTTTTTATGCCGGTTGGTAGCGGACCATACAATCCCGCGTTTGAGGATCTGCTCGATCGCCAGGCGGAAATCGAGCGCCGGCAGCAGGCAGATCCCCAGGAGCTTGCCGAGCGCGAGGAGGCGGCCGCGGCTTACAGCGTGGAGCAAGAGCGGCATTTCGTGGATTACGTGCAGGACTGCCTGAATTCGTCTTTTACTGCGAACAAGGAGATCCGGGAGGTGCAGTCTGATTGCTGGCGCACCTTTAACGAAAAAGAGCCCCTGTCTTACCGGTTTAAGGAGGAATGGCAATCCAGGGTCACCATTCCCAAGCCGTTTGCCTCTGTCATGTACGGGGTGGCTGCGGTGAAAAAAGCGTTTTCCCCGGATTTTTTAAGCATTGAAAACGAGAGTGACGAGCTCGCGGAAGAATTCTGGAACAGCGTGTTAAACCGCCAGCTTGATAAACGGCATGCCGATTTTGTGCTCCGGTTTATTGACGCCACGGTGATGTGCCTGGCCACTGGCCAGTCCATGGAGCTCATCCCGAAATACACTTCCCGGACCGGGTTGACTTTTGACCTGGTGGAGCCGTGGAAGATTCACCGGGATCCGGACGCCCCGCCGCGAAACCCCCAGGGCGGGCTTTACTGGATTCACCAGGAGTGGTTGGACTTTCATGTGCTGCGCCGTGGCGAGCAGGCCGGCAAGTATTACGATGTGGGCCGGGTGAAAAATGTTTCCGGCGAGAACCCGGAAGATCCGTTTATGACCCGGGAGGCTATTGCCCGGAGAAAAGACCAGATCTGGAATCGATCCCGTTTCCGCAAGATGGTCCTGACTTCGGAATTCTGGGGGATGGTGCTTTCCCCGTCGGGCGAGGTGCTTTTGGATAATGC